GAAGCTACACCTCTGCCAAGTAACTTTGTTATGAACATGATGTTAGGAGATATAGTAGAGGCAATATTTAAAGGACTGTTAACAGAAGCAAAGGTAGCGTTTGAAGATGCAGATCACGTTGCATTAGAGATACCTGAAGCAGATGTTACAATCAAAGGTACATATGATATAGCTATTGATGGTGCAGTAGATGATATTAAATCTGCATCTGATTGGTCATATCGTAATAAGTTTAAATCTTTTGCGTCACTGAAAGAGAGTGACTCTTTTGGTTACATAGGGCAGTTAGCAGGATACGCACAAGCCTCTGGTTTAAAAGCTGGAGGTTGGTGGGTAATAAACAAAGCCAATGGTAGCTTTAAATATATTCCTGCTAACGGCCTTGACATGATGGAAGAGATGTATAAGATAAAGAAGACTGCTCTAGCTATAAAGAGTGAAGAACTAGAACGGTGCTTCGATACTATTGATGAAACATTCAATGGTAAAAAGACAGGCAATAAAATACTAGGATCAGAATGTAGCTGGTGTTCTTACAGACATGCCTGTTGGCCTACGTTAAGAGAACTGCCAGCATTAAAGTCACGTGCAAAAGAACCTAAGACAGTTTCTTACGTGCATATAAAAGGAGAGGATAATGATGAAAGAGTTTCCTGAAGAAAGTTATCTTGAGGCAAACCCTGATGTTAAGGAAGCTGTTGAGAATGGACAGTTTCGTAACGGTAGGCATCACTATGATGCATTTGGCAAAAACGAAAACAGGAAAGGATTAGATGAATGGGAGATGAGCTAACAGAGTTAGAAAACTCTATAAAGGATTTGGAAAAACAGTTAGTCGAAATGAAACGTGAGTATAGGGAGAAGCGTACATCATCTTTACGATCAGCATTAGAAGCACGTAAAGAAATAGATGCAACTATACGTGATGAATTGAAGACGTTAGGCTATCACCATATCCCTACCTACGTTACTGGCAGAATAGGAAGATACTTCTAACCAGTGATGAACTACGCTAGGTATGCTCATGCAAGGAAGTATGGGTACAGGTCAGGGCTAGAAAAGAAACTCGCTGATTATCTTGAGTCAATCAAAGTAAAGTTTGATTACGAAAGTATTAAGATCGAGTGGGAAGATCTAGCCTACCGTACCTATACTCCTGATTTTATATTAAACAACGGTATAATCATTGAGACAAAGGGTATGTTTACAGCAGCAGATAGGCGTAAGCATCTCTGTATAAAACGACAACACCCTAAGTTAGACATAAGATTTATTTTTGAAAACAGTAGACGTAAGCTAAGAAAAGGTGCTAAAAGTACATATGGACAATGGTGTTTTAAATATGGTTTTGAATATGCCAGTAGAGTTGTGCCTGAAGAATGGTTAAAAGAAAAAGGTAAAAATAAACATAATAAATTTATATGTTTCACAGGAACAAAGAGGAGAATAATATGACAGATACACCAATAAAAATTATTGATAAGGACCATGTAAATGACTTTGGTATACGAATACGTCCTGTCATGGAGGGTGATAAGTGGACAGGTGAACTTATGTTTGCCTTACTAGCAAATAACAAGAATACATTAGATCCTATTATTAAGGAACAAATAATTTATATACAGCATTTAATGTGTTCTTCATATTATGTAATGAGAAACGATCCTCTAATATATAAACAGTTAGAAGAATTTGCTATGAAGCTATCAGAAGTGGCTAGTAGGTATAGATCAGAACCAGAAGTAACTAAACGTGAGGACAACGTAGTTCACATAGATTTTAAAACAAAAACAAAGGAACTTGCATAATGGGAGTATTAACTATGGGTGATGAGACTATTACGATTAAGGACACTAGTGAACCATTTACCTTTTCAACCTTCGATATGGTAAATCATCCACCACACTACAATCAAAGTGGTGTAGAATGTATAGATGCTATTAGTGCTGCCACAGGTGATAACTTTAAATATTATCTACAAGGTAATGTAATGAAGTACCTGTGGAGATTTGATTACAAAGGTAAGGCTGTAGAAGATCTTAATAAAGCTAAATGGTATCTTGATAAGTTGATAGAACACATGGAAGAGTAATGAAATTAAAAGTATTTTTAACATTGTCTATCGACACAGAAGAATATCCAATACCCTCTGATGGGGATGTAGCATCTGAAATAAATGATGCATTGCGTGAGTATCTGCATGACCTAGACGGTGCAGAGATAGTGACACTAAAAACTATTATGGAGAGATAACTATGCACACTAATAATTATTTAACTTCTGACTATCAAAACTTTATTGCACTGTCTAGATATGCTAGGTGGAAAGAGGATGAGCAAAGACGAGAGGGCTGGTTAGAGACAGTAGAAAGATATTTTAATTATCTAACTACGTACATCAAAGATACGTATGGCTATGATATGCCAGACAAACAACGCAAAGAGGTAGAGGATGCAGTGCTAGATCTATCTGTCATGCCTAGCATGAGAGCATTGATGACTGCTGGTGCACCACTAGATAGATGTCACGTAGCTAGTTACAATTGCTCATACATAACTGTAGATACACCAAGAGCGTTTGATGAGTGCATGTACATACTTATGTGTGGCACAGGTGTGGGCTTCTCTGTTGAGAGGCAGTACGTTGAAAAGTTACCTATAGTCAATGAGGAGCTAGAACCTACAAGTACAATTATTAAAGTAGGAGATTCACGTGAGGGTTGGTCAAGAGCACTTAAGGAACTCCTAGCCATACTGTATGCAGGACAGATACCCATGTGGGATGTCAGTGAGGTAAGACCTTCGGGAGCGAGGCTAAAGACATTTGGAGGCAGGGCATCTGGTCCTGCACCACTTGAAGACTTGTTTAACTTTTGTGTTCAGAAGTTTACTAATGCAGTAGGACGCAAGTTAAGCCCACTAGAATGCCATGATATTATGTGCAAGATAGGTGAGGTAGTAGTCGTTGGTGGTGTAAGACGTAGTGCACTTATCAGTCTGTCTGACATTGATGACGATCAGATGCGTCATGCTAAGTCAGGACAGTGGTGGGAGAATGAGGGGCAACGTGCGTTAGCCAATAACAGTGTAGCATACGAACAGAAACCAGATATGGGTACATTTATGCGTGAATGGTTATCCCTATATGAAAGTCAGTCAGGTGAACGTGGTATCTTCAACAGGCAGTCAGCAGTTAAACAGGTTAAAAAAACAGGTAGAAGACAGGCTTTAAAATGTTGGACAAATGAGCCGTACCTGTTTGGGTGTAATCCATGCTCTGAGATAATACTAAGACCAAATCAATTCTGTAACCTATCAGAAGTTGTTGCACGTGAAACAGACACGCTAGATAGTCTCAAGAGAAAGGTTAAATATGCAACCATACTAGGCACTATGCAGTCTACACTAACTAACTTTAAATACCTACGTAAGATATGGAAAGATAACACAGAAGAAGAAAGACTACTTGGTGTGTCTCTTACAGGTATTATGGATTGCCCACTACTAAATGGTAGTCAGAGAAATTTAAAAGCGACATTAAAAGAATTAAAAAAAGTAGCAATATCTACAAATAAATATATGGCAAAGAAACTAGGTATTAATATGTCTGTTGCTATCACCTGTGTTAAACCATCAGGCACTGTATCACAGCTAGTTGATAGTGCCAGTGGTATACACACAAGGCATAGCAGGTATTACATCAGAACTGTACGTGCAGATAACAAAGATCCTATGACACAATTTATGATGGATATGGGCATACCAAATGAGCCTGATGTTACTAAGCCACTAGAAACTACAGTGTTTAGCTTTCCTACAGTAACACCAAAGAGTGCTATGGTACGTGATGATATGACTGCAATAGATCAGTTAAATATATGGCTTATCTATCAGAACTACTGGTGTGAACATAAACCATCTGTCACTATATCTGTACGTAAAGATGAATGGATGGATGTAGGAGCATGGATATATGATCATTTTGATGATGTGTCAGGTATTAGTTTTCTACCCCACAGTGAGCACGTATATAAGCAAGCACCCTATCAGGAAGTAGACAGAGAGACATGCTTAGAGATGGTATCACGTATGCCTACTAAGATTGATTGGAGCAAACTGTCTGAGTATGAGAAAGAGGATGGCACTACTGGTGCTAGAGACTTAGCATGTTCAGCAGGTGTTTGTGAGGTAGTAGACTTAACTAATTAGGAGATGGGTATGAGAAGGAACTTAAATAAAAACGATGCACCTCTGAAGATACAATTTAAGAAAGGCTATCATGCCTTTCAAAGAGGTGCTAAGTATACCAACCCATACAGGCATAACTCTATGCAATATAGAGAATGGGAGAGAGGCTATAACAAAGCCTACTTTGAGAATCTGAGAAAGGTAAAGTATGAAGAACAGCTTAGAACAGTCAGCAATTAACTGGTTAAAGGAGAGATATGCTATGTTAGATTTTAATGATTATCAAAAGATAGCAAAGACTACAGCAATATATCCTGAACAATACAAGATAACATACCCTGCACTAGGACTCGTAGGTGAGGCAGGTGAGGTAGCCAACAAAGTTAAAAAGATTGTACGTGACGGTGAGGATAATATGCCTAGTGATTGGAAGGAACAGTTAGCATCAGAGATAGGTGATGTACTGTGGTATTGTGCAGCACTGGCATCAGATCTAAATATGTCACTTGGTGTGATTGCTGCACAAAATAAAGAGAAGTTAGAAGCTAGACTAAAGAAAGGTACGATACAGGGTAGTGGAGATAAGCGTTAGTTTATTTTACTTTACCTGTTTTTGTTAAAGCTATTATGTCTTCTTCGTTATGAATATCAGGTGCTCTACCATTATTCACATATCTAAAATTAAGCACAGCCATTTTCTTTTCTTGTCTGCTTAGTTTTCTGTACTTTTCTAATGCTATTATGTACAGTCTATTTTCTGGAGCTACTTCTTTGTACCCTGTAACGAAAGACGATTTTAGTTTAGCATAAAACTTTAAGAACTTATCTTTCATGTGTTCTTTTACAAACTGTTCTTTTGATATGGTTTCTTTAAAACCAACTTTTGCTTTTGCTCTTCTCTCTGGTAGTCCTTCTTCTTCTTTAGGAGACATAAATACAGCTTGTTGTCTAAAAGGACGTATAAACTCTTTAGTAAATGCAGAAATAGCTCCTTGACCTGGTGTTGGATCTTTTGCAACATCTTTCTTTACACTTCCTCTATAACCTGTGCCTCTTTCTAAATCAACTATTTGAGCCATAGGAACTAGGAAAGTTTGAAAATACTGACCTAACGCTTTACCTCCTGCTTTCCACAACCTATTATCCATAAGAATATTTTTACCATCTTGGAATAAAATTTCACCTATTTCTTGTGTGA